GATACAGAACATCTTTGTCTGGACTACATATAACTGTCTTCAAAGGGTCATGATATATAGAAACTAAATCATCTGCCTCAAGCTCAGGTACAGATGTAAAACCCCAATGCTGTCTGAGGTATTCTTTTATGGCAGGAAATATATATGGTTTCTCCCCATACTTTCTATTGCCTTTGTAAGGTTTTGTTTTAGCCGCAGCATATCTAAAACATCTACCAGATGTTAAAAAGCCAGCATATTCTGTAGCTTCTACCTGCTCAAACATCTGCTCTAGTCTAGCATCTAGACTTTCTAGCGCTTCTTCTAGCGTAGGCTTGTTCATTTCATAATAGATTAGACTATCGCCATCTATTAGTGCTATTTTTTTCTTCATATTTTAATTTTTAATGGTTAAACATATAGAGAAGGCCTTTCACTCTAGAGTAGGACACCCTTGCTAGTCAGCCTTCCTTCTATATGCAATCAATTAAACATGAGTCGCACACAAACAACTCTCCTCAGTTATTTCATGTACTTTCTATACTCAGGTTTAACTTGAACTTTAAATGTATACAATGCTCTGTTACTAATTACTATTTCTTTACGGCATTCTACTTCTAGCGCTCTAAAACATCTAGAGTCTAACATACCTTCTCTCTCAAAATGCTTAATAGCATCCTCAGCACTCATGCAAGATAAAGAACGACACCTATGTTTCTCTAGCCAATATATAACATCTTTGTTTCTATTATACTTATACTCTATATTGCCTAAGAATTGTCTAGAATACTTATACAAAAGATACGGTTCACCCGTAGGATCGATAGTAGGTATAATTTTACCTGCCATTTGTATCTCTTCGTCATCTTTAGAATAACCACTAGTCATTTTCTGAATGTCTTCCATAAGTTCTTCTGTCATAGGAACTCTATTAGCAGACTGATTAAGAATAGTGTCTGTTTCTATAACTTGCAATACACCGTTATCTACTAGATTAGCAATACAAATAGCCATGTTACTAAATATATAAGAATCATACGGTAAACTATCATACTCTATATTATGCTGGTACCTATCACCAAGACTTCTCTTATCAAGTATTACATTATTATCTGTTCTAATGTGATAATCTGTTGCACACTTTCTATGAGTATTACAATAATAACCATTTTCTAGATGAAACATCATTTTAGTTTGCGGTATACTATCAATTGCTGAATACTTATCATAAAAGTTAACATGCGGTATAATAAAATCAGCTTTCTCATAGTCATTAGTAACAGTAATTTTATGCTCCCTAAGCGCTGACTTTAGTCTATCTGTAGATACATCAGCCATAGGTAATATAAAAGCTTTTTTAACTGTAGTTAAATCATTAGTTGTCTCAGTATATAAAAGATCTCTTACTTTCTCATACTGTGCAACTGACTCTGATACAACTACATCTATAACGTCTAAGTTGTTTTGGACCATGCCAACAACCTGCGGGTCATCAAACCCAAGCGCAGTTAATTCTGCGTCTGGGTATGGACCATCGTGTATGTTTTTACTTGCCATAATTATTTAATTGTCATTTTGATAATGTGAGGATTCATCATCATCTGGTTAAACTTCGATTTATTTCCATTGAATATTGTCCTAACAACAAGATACTTTAAGTCATTAGTAAAATAGCTTCCCGTGCACAGCGTAACGAGACGCTCTTGCATTTTTGGCGTTACAGTGTCAGTTTTTGAGTATGCAACAGAGAAATTAGCTATACGAGTAGCTAACAGACTAGCTATGTCAGCTCTGTAGCTATCACCCTTACCTATACACTCACCTAACTTAGGTAGTACCTCCTCTTCTTTACCAAGAACTATATCCTTTGGTGTAACTAGCTTGTCTAGTTTGTTGTTAATAAACGTTGTAAACATAGAAGCAAACTCGTTACCTACAGAACCTTCGCCAATCATTTGGATTAGTGGCAATTGATCCTCAAAGCTCTTAATACTAGATATACTGTTAAAGAACGTTGATATAGAACGTGCGTTAGTCTCCTGTGTAACCAACTCAGGATGCATTAATAAGAAGTTAATACAACGAGTGTCTATACCATTCTCTTCTGCCCATCTAGCCCACACATCTATGTCAAACTTAAGGTTGGCTGTAATGTAACGTGTCTTCTGTGCTGCGTCTACAGAGTTTACCATGTAGTCACCATTGTCAGGATTTGCAGTCAAGATAATGTGCCAGTCCTTTGGAAGGGTCCATGATATATACTGCTGTCTATCTACCAATTCCATGCAGGCCTGTATAAATCTAGTATCTGCACGATTCCAGTCGTCTAGAAGCAATACACCACCGGCTTTCTTATCTGCAATCCACTCTGGTGCACTGTATGACATCTTACTCTTACCTGTAGTTTGCCATCCATTCTTAGAATAGTCTCCAACTGCTACCTCATCAACCCACTTACCTATCTTCTTACCATCTTTAGTGGTCCACATTTGGAATTGTTTTATAGGAAAACCTACAAGGTCACCTAGCTCTTCTATCTGCGCTAGATTTAGTTTTACAAAGTCTAGGCCATGTGACTTAGTCATATCCATAATACTAGTAGTCTTACCTATACCTGATTCACCTACAACTTCTACAGCTACAGGTTTTTTGCCACTTGCTTGTAAGTGACGATTGTTTGTGATAATGTGATCTACAAAGTTTTGTAGTTCATCAATGTTTAAATTTACTTGGTTCATAATTTTGTTGTTTAATTGATTAATTTAATTGTATTTTAAGTCCGGTTAACTCTTTGTTAATCTTAGACCTACTGCTGTGTACCCACAATGCATTCTGTGGACAGTTGTCTGGATTAGGGGCCTCACCATCTGTAAGACAGATAAAGGCAGAGTATTTGTTCTTAGGGTCATTGTAGTGATCTGTAACAGGCTGAAAGCATGTACCACCTCTACCTTTTATATTCCAGTTTTTCTTAGGATTAAAATCTTCTACACTAGTAAGCTCTGTATCAAACTGCGCAACTGTAATTTGATTACCAGTTTTATGCATGTGATATAACTCATTCATAAACTCTACTAGCTCTTCACTGCTAACAGATCCTGAAGTGTCGACACCTACAAGCACATGATTTCTATGCTTTATCTTAAGACCTGGATTACCTGAGTATCTTTTATTATACTTTCTACGCAGCTTCTTAGTGTAGATTTTAGATGCGTTGCTAATAAACCTCTTAAGATATTGTTTCCAATTGAATTTAGGAGGTTCTACCTTAAATAGTCTCTCAATAATCTCTGCTAGCTCCCCCGGTAATGTACCGTGCTTCTTCTGTATCTCTTCTGCAGTCTGCTTCATTTGATGCTCATATTGTTTTTGCACCAACTTCTTCTCTGCTTCAGGAAGGTCCGTAACTTCATCCCATAACTTATGATCATACTGACTATCTCCGTCCATCTGATCTAGAATAGATTGCAAAGATTCACAGTAACTAGTACCATCTTCATTCATCTTTTCTTGCAAAAGTTTATAATACTTATCTGTACCTGCTTTTCTTGGCAGTACTATTTCATTCTTAAAAGTATCTAAAGTTAAGCCGCCTGGCGGAAGCATGTCACTATCAATATATTGGTTGATTTCTATATCTGCCGCAATATTAAATAGCTTTTTATTAGGGTATCTATCTGCCATTATAAGATGACCAAAAGCTATATGCAATAGCTCGTGTTTTAGCAAGCCCTGTTGATGTGGCTCACTAAGTTCTCCAAAGAAATCCGGATTTACAACAAGCCGCATTCCTATGCCGTGTTTTCCTACACCTGCGGTAGCGCAATCCTTACTGAATTCTTTTTGCATTCCAATAAGAAAAATACCGTAGAAAGGCTCTGAAAATATCAATGTCTTAGATATTCTAGAGAGTTGATCTTGTACTGTTCGCATGTTTAATTGATTTAGAATATATACCTAATTGTATTCCAAGGTATATATTTGTTATGTATTATTTTAAATTGTTTTATATACTCACGCTTCATATGTCTTTTGTACCTTACATTATCACCACCATACTGTGATGTTTTAGACTCCTGCCTATTAACAACCCACAGATCTACTTCTGTTCTAGGATGTTTTTGTAAGTTCACAGTGTGTTTCTTAAAATTGTGTGTAAGAAAGATACACTCTGCTAAGACTTTATCTTTGTTTTTGACATAGTTATTCATCATTACAAACAAATCTCTATAGTCTTCAATCCATCCATCATAAACTATAATAGGACTGTAGTTGACATGTACATCATAGCCAGCATCTATAAATGTATCAATAGCTTTTATCCTATCTATAATCTTAGATGTGTTTGGTTCATGCAAGTCAGACTTGTGCTGCGGCATAAGACTAAATCTTATCCGCATCTTACCTTGAGGGTTAAAAGATAATAATCTATTATTTACATATTTAGTAGCAAAACTACCCATAGCTACAGGATGGTCTCTAAAAAATGTAAATATCTTTTCCCACTCATGATGTTTTGCATGCAAAGCAAAGTCTTCGTTACAGCTTATGTCATACGTTGTATATTCTTTGTGTGTTTGATTAGGTTTATCTACAGGTGTAAAAAAAGCATGGTTATTTATAGCTGTCAATATATCTTCTGTATTAGTTGCTACAGTAAGACCTTTGTCTCTATGCCTCTTCATGTAACAATACGAGCAATCATATAAACAGCCATAACCAAAGCTAGGAGTTATAAAATCTGTAGATCTACCTGAAGGCCTAATAATCATAGACTTTCTAGTAACTTTATCTATCATCTCTCATCTCTTTCTGCGTCTGCCCTCATTTCTAAATAAGCTTCTCTTTGTAATGCTTCATACTCATAGTCTTCTATCGGTTCACAGTGTTCTTTACATCTAAAACATACATCTGTTTCATCACACACTCTAGCACCACAGCAATTGCTTACCATGTCATAACCGTAACCGTCATCTACTGGGTTACTCAGTTTCCATTGATCATAATTCATAATTTAATGTTTAATTGATTTAGATAGAAAGAAGGAGGTATAATCTTTTCCAAAGTATAACCGCCCGTTAATAATTTGATATGATTACTAACCTCCTTTCTATCTTATAATTGTTTTATAATTTCTACAATCTCATCGACCTGTTTTTTATTTCTAGGCATAAATAAAACGTATCGATGATCATTGTCTTTTAGATGTTTCTTAAATAGTTTCCAACGTAGGGGAAAAGATTCATTTGCATAACCTTTTGTCTCTATAATAAACTTACCCTCTGGATCTACAAAGTCAGGTGTATATGTAATAGGCCTAAT